CTCGTTTTTATCTGTAATATCCCAGACCTTTATATTTACTTTTAAATCCGGAAGATTCAAATGCGTTGACATCTCGTTATAGTTTATGTTATACTCTTGCAATAGTTCAATTATCTTTTTCATAAGTTAACTCCTCCCTTTATTTATAACACACACATAACCAGTTTGTCAACCCCTATTCTACAGTTTATTATCCCTCCCCCCCTTAACAACTATATTCAGCAGACTTCTAGAGGCTTATCCATGTCACAAACCGTCACAATAGGCTCAAATTCGTTCATTATCCCCAATGCGGGCGAAAACCCAGGCTGGGCAGAAGAACTAACGGCGTATTTAGTAGCCATTGCGGATGCACTCGCCAGTGTTCAAGGTCCTCACGATATATTAATCACATCTGCCACCCTAGCCAACAATCAGACAGTTCCAACTAACATTCCCGGCCTTTTATTCAATACCGGCGAAGTTCAAGCCATAGAAATCGACTACTTAGTTCTCCGCAGTTACGACAGCGGTTCATCCACTGTCAGCGAAAGCGGCAAAATCCTCGGTAACTTCGACGGCACAACCTTCACAATAGCTGTCGAGTCTGTTAGAGATGCCGGCATAGACTTTAGCATCACCAACGGTGGTCAAGTCCAATACGTATCAACCAATCTATCCAATCATATTAGTTCAATAATCAGATTCCGTGGAAGAACAATAGATCAGCCTTAGGAGACAATACAATGGCAACATCACCACGAACATTCCACGTAGGCCTACGCCTTAAGCCAGACACTACGGGATACACATTAGCTTCAGCTGGCGAAATGAAAGTTGACAGCACTTTGTTAAAAATATTTTTGGATGGAGCAATCCGCACCGTATCCACCACCGACCAGTCACAAACCCTCACCAACAAGACTATTGATGCCGACCTTAACACTATCAGCAATATCGACAATGCTGACATCAAAGCAGGTGCAGCAATTGATGCCACTAAAATTGCGGACGGTACTGTAACCAGTGCTGAATTCCAGTACTTGGGTGGGGTTACATCTGATATCCAAACACAAATTAACAGTAAACTAGACAGTTCAGCCCTCACAACGCACGAAAGTGACACCTCAACCCATGGGGTGGGATTAGTTGTAGGATCTACAGAGGTACAAGCCCTCAGCAATAAAACTATCACAAGCTCAACAATTGATGCTGATTTAAACACAATAAGTAATATTGACAACGCAGATATTAAAACTGGTGCAGCTATTGCTCGCGCTAAACTAGCATCTGGAACTGCTAATAGAGTTGCTGTAAACAATGGAACCGGCGTACTTACCGATGCGGCAGCTATCACAGCCAGTCGCGCACTTATATCTGATGCAAACGGAATACCAACCCATTCAACCGTTACGGATACCGAACTTGGGTATGTTTCCGGAGTAACTTCTGCTATTCAAACTCAGTTAAACGCTAAAGCAAGCTCCACTGACCTAACAACGCATACTGGCGCATCAACTGGCGTACACGGAGTAACTGGCAGTGTTGTCGGAACAAGCGATACACAAGTCTTAACAAACAAAGACATCAACGGAGGCACAGCCTCTAACACAAGCCGTATAACTATACCTAAGGCAGCTAAGTCGACATTAGACGCCCTTACCCGCAAAGAAGCAACTGCTGTATACGCCACAGATGAGCAGAAGTTATACATCGATAATGGTTCAGCGCTAGTTGCAGTAGGTAGCGGTGGAGTAGGTTCACCAGACACTATCCTTGAGATCAATGCCGATGATTATACAACGCTTTCAGGATGGTCATCTGGTGATGGAACAATCACTGATGGATCTGCGCTTCCTGGTGGAACATTTCAAGGCACTCTCGCGCTTGTAACTTCTTCACCAGCAGAAGGCACTCAACACTTCAGATATACTCAGGCTGCTGGCTCACTTGATTCTTATTGGTTTACAGAGGCACAAACCATCGCCGAAATTTGGCGAGGGAAAGACGTTGGTTGCAACGTGTCTTGCAAATATGATGGCGCTGATAATGATCTAGTTATTATCGTTTGGGATGCCACTAACAATCGCCGACTAACTTCGACCGATTTCTATGTGAAGGCATCTACTACTTATAAAAATTATCAGATGGTTTTCACTATTCCATCTACATGCACAAGCATCCAATTGGGTTTCCAAGTTAAAGCACTAAATAGCGGTAAAATAATCAACTGGGATAAGTTCAGTTTATTTGATCGGCCGTTTGTGATGGCGAATGTGAGTGATACCCAATACCTATCTTTTGTGGCTTCTCAAAACACATACCAAGATCTAACGGCAGGGAATCACAGGCTACCAACAAGTTTAACTACTGCTTCGTTTGTTGGATCTGGGATATTGAGGGTAGAAGATGATGCTGGCGGAACACAGACTAAATTCGTTGCAGTGAGACCGTGTATTGTTAACTTAAATTATTCTGCCCAAGTATCAACTTCTTCTAATCTGATAGCTGTTTACAAAAACAACGGAGCTAATTCAATAGCAAGAAGCCCTCTGTCCACAACCTCAAACCAGATGCTTGAGGTAACTTCAAACATTGGACTAGCAGCAGGTGACTACCTAACACTTTCTAGTTCTATAGCTTTAACCAATGATGCTACATTAATGTATCTAGGTATCACCGCCGAAGCCCAAGTCGAATCAATCATCACTCCGGCGAGTCCTTCCCTTGTTTATAGCGCTCTAATCGCTAATAACGGAACTGCTTCAATAACAAATCAAGGGCCACAAGATTGGATTTCGTCAGTATCTCGAAGTGCTCTTGGGAGAGTTACCATTACGTTCACGTCAGGGTTTTTTTCGGTTGAACCAAATGTCACAGTCACGGCTTGGCATACTAATGGCTATATAATGGGTACCGAGTCAGGGTCATCTTCATCTATAGTAGTTTCTTGTCTAGACGATTTGGGGACCTCAGTAGACAAAACATTCATGATTGTCGCAACAAGGGCTGGAAACGATGCTAAGTCTGCTTCACGAGCACTCGTCGCCACTCCGGTGGATCGGGTTGCTTACCTTAAAGATATAAAAGCAGACAATACATCAGGTGGTACATTTACTAGTGGTGCTTGGCAAACTAGAACATTGAATACGCTCGAAGGTGATTCTTCATTTGTCACTCTTTCATCTAACCAATTTACACTCGCTCCAGGTACTTATGACTTAGAATGGACTGCTCCGGCTTGCAGAGTGACTGGGCACCTGACAAGAATCTTCAACACAAGTGGTTCTACTCCTACAATCTTAGGGAAACACAACTACGCACCAGCTGGGGTAGATGAACATAATAATAGTGAAGGCATGGGTCGTTTAACATTTACAACTCAGCAGACATTTGAATTACAACACTATTGTTTAGTCACTCAAGCATCATACGGTTTTGGTCAGAATGTTAGTTTTAGTATTTCAAACTCAAATCAGTTTAGTAATATAAAAATAACTAAAGTTAAATAATATAGAGGCAATATGACATTAGAACAACTACAACAACTAAGCTTTTCCGACGAGCATCTAGTCGCAATGATCTGCCGACTATCTGACTTCTCAGCTATCCCAGAAGGCGAATCACAATACACCATCGCAGAAGGAGAAGAGTCTCTGTATTCTCGCCTCGAGATGCATCCAAGTCTAGCTAAACCTTCACTAAACGATTTAGAAGCCGAATTCCTTGTCTACAAAGCAGAACTTATCGCAGCAGAAGAAGCACGTCTAGCCGAGCTTTCTCGTATTGCAGCTTTAAGAGCCCGTTTAGCAGCTTTTGACGCCGATCCAGCACTCCCATGTGCCAGACTAGGGCTGCACCTACAACAACCTAACTGGGCAATTATCCATAAAGAAATTATCGAACAGAATAACGTAGCCTTACTAGAACAAATGGAAACTGAGTGGGCAGCTTTTCAAGCCGAACAGTCAGCTCAAGCACAAGTTAACGTTATGGATCAGCTACGTGCTGGACGTGACGATGCACTAGCTGCAAGTGATTTTACCCAACTAGCAGACGCCCCGTTAACCAGTGAAGAGAAAGCAGAATACAGAACATACAGATCGTATTTACGTAGTTTACCTGCTATATACGAAGGCGGTCACCAGATTGAACCTATCGTATTAACTTTTGCACAATGGAAACTTAACCCACCAAGTTATCCAGCAGGAATTTAATATATGATGTTGAAAGATGAAAGCGGTCAACCATCACTTACCAGAACTCTGTATGCTGCTGGGTTTATCATCTGCAGTATAAAACTCTTACTGGCGGGAATTCAGGTTGGCGGATTTAAAATGAGTGATTTTTCCGGTATAGACTTTGGAGCAGCAATCGCAGCTCTTGGCGGAGTCTATCATATGAAAAAAGTACAAGATACAAAAAAGGCTGAATAATGAGTAAACTACTCGAAGAACGTCGACTAGCTAGACAACGCAGTATTGCTGAAAAAATGTATTCAGATGCTGCCACTAAAACTCGTGGAACTAGCCTAAATGAACCAGAAGTTAAAGACCTTAAGCCGACATTAATTAAAGATGAACCAGTTAAAATAGCTAGCGCAGAAGAAACAATGGCGCGTAACCTCAATAGAGGAAAGCAACCAACGGACGTGTTAGACTACGGAAAACTTAAACAAGAGTTTCTTCAAAAACAGAAGTTATTAGATGCTGAAAAACTCGCCGGTAGAATGGCTCAAGCAAGAAATGTTGCCAGAGGCGTAGCAAGCAAAGCGGGCCTTGGCGGATTAGCCGCTGGTTTAGGCGCGTATAGCGCCCTTTCGAGTGACGACGCAAGTGCAGCTACCCCCGACTATAAAGAAGCAGCAGTGCAAGGTGCATTAGGGCTAGGTTCGGCATTAGATCCAGTGGGCGTAGTTGATGCAGCAGCTGAAGTTAGGCGTAGACTAAAAGCCTCTCCAGAAGAGAGAGCAGATATACGAAAAGAAGACTATAGGGGCGTATTAGCCGATCGATTAGGTGCTTCTGATAGTGACATTGAAGCCATGGGATATGAAGACGGCGGAGCAATACGTAAACAACTACTTAAGAAACTAGCTGGGAGATAAAAATGGCACAAGTTCTTGACAAAATTATTGTAAAAGACCTTGTTGGCAGCCGTGGTAATACAGCAGGTTCTATTAACTACGAATCAATCAACTCTTCTGGCAATGCAGAAAAATCGGCCGACACATCTAAGTCAGAAGATAATATATTAATTTCCATGTCATATGCAAATGGTGTTGCTAATAACATTACCTTTGTTGTACAAGGTTCAGCTGATAATCTTGTATTCTCCGATATAACCGATACGCAAGTTGCCGTAACTGATTCTAGTGGGACAATTACCTGGGATCTAGTTGGCGTAAGACCAAATTATACACGCATTAAATGGACTGTTAGTGCTGGCTCTTTAGATATTCAAGCAACCTTGTTTGCTGGAAGGAGACATTAATGGCCAGTGTTTACAAAATCGTCGGTTCAACCGGCGGTGGAGGCGGAGGGGGCGGAGGCTCACTAGTCAAATACTCTGCCACTTTCAACAACAATAGTGACTGGGGTGCAGCTTCTGGTGGCTATTACACACTAACCGTATTAGAAGCAATACATGAAAAGGGACCAAACCCAACAATTGAAGTTTATGAAGCTTCTGGTGGGTCATATGAGAATGTACAACTGTATATTTCATACGATGCATCAGGAAATGTATCATTAAAAGTAGTAGAAACCCCCGACTGCCGAGTTACCGGTAAAGTCGTTATTTTTTAAGGAGTATTAGCAATGGCTAATGAGATTAAGTACAGGACCGCGGTCATCGCAAAATCGACTTTAACGGCTGAGTCGGTATTGCGGTTAACATCACTAACAGCCTCAAGAGCACTTATCCTCAATGCGTCTGGTGAAGTAGCACATTCTGCCACTACAGATACAGAACTCGGATATTTGTCAGGTGTAACATCGTCTGTTCAAACTCAGTTGGGCGATAAGTTTAGCAAGTCTGTAGACGATACGGATGACATCACGGAAGGCGTTAGTAAATTATTTTTTACTGACGAAAGAGCACAAGATGCTGTTGGAACAATCTTAGTTGATTCTTCTAACATTGACTTTACTTATAGCGATGGTACTCCATCAATTACTGCTGATCTAACAAACTCGGGGGTTTCAGCAGGAACTTATGGTAGTGCAACTCAAGTAGCTCAAGTAGTAGTAGACGCTAAAGGTCGTATTACTTCTGCTACAAATATTTCAATTTCTGGCGTAGATACTAAAGAAATTAAGGTATCTGCCAATGACTCAACTCCTGGATATTTAGAAGGAAAAGTTGTTGGAGCATCCGGAAAGATTGCTATCTCTACATTAAACGATGGTGGAGACGAAGATCTTCAAATCACAATTGGTGCTGACGTTTTTGATAAGACAACTGATGACTCTGGAGATATCACAGAGGGAAGTAATCTATTTTTTACCGATGAACGTGCTCAAGATGCAGTTGGTGGAATGGTTGCTAACTCATCTAACGTATCATTAACATACGTAGATGGAACTCCTTCTCTTACTGCTGATCTTGTCAATACTGCTGTATCTGCTGGATCATATGGTTCATCTTCTCAAGTGGGAAGTTTTACTGTTGATGCAAAAGGTCGTTTAACTGCGGCTTCTAACGTATCTATCGACCACGGTTCTATCTCAGGACTTGGTGATGATGATCACACTCAATATATTCTAGTTGCTGGAACAAGAGCTTTCTCTGGCAATCAATCAATGGGTGGAAATAAGTTAACTTCTCTTGGAGCACCAACTGCTTCTTCTGATGCAGCTACTAAGGGATACGTTGACTCGGTTGCTGAAGGTCTTAAGCCAAAGACTGCTGCTCGTGTTGCCACTACTGCTAACATCACAATCGCTACTGCTTTAAATTCTGGCGATTCAATTGATGGTGTTACACTTGCAGATGGAGATCGCGTACTCGTTAAAGATCAGTCTACAGCTTCTCAAAACGGTATTTATATCGTTGGAGCTACACCAGCTCGTTCTTCTGACTTCGACAGTTTGTCACCAATCGATGAAATCAATGGTGCATTAGTTGCTGTTCAAGAAGGTTCTACCCACGCTGGTAAAGTATTTGTTCAACAAGGAACTGTTGCCACTCTTGACACTGATCCTATAACCTTTGTATTCTTTAACTCGTCTGCTACATTGGTTGGTGGAGATGGTATCACTATCTCTGGTTCTAACGTATCAGTTGACCATGATGGACAAGGTTTACAATTTGTTGCCACTCAATTATCTCTTGAATTAGACGGATCTACTCTTTCTAAGTCAGCTTCTGGTCTTAAGTTAAGTGATACTGCTGTATCTGCTGGATCTTATGGTTCTGCTTCACAAGTTGGAACATTCACTGTTGACGCTCAAGGTAGATTAACTGCTGCTGCCAGCACTTCAATTTCTATCACTGCTTCTCAAGTAAGTGATTTTAACGAAGCTGCACAAGACGCAGTTGGTGGAGCTTTAACAGACAGTGCTTCTATCGACTTTACATACAACGATGGAGCCAACACAATAACAGCTGTAGTTCTTCCTGCTGGTGTTGATCACGATTCTCTTCAGAACTTTGTTGCTAATGAGCACATTGATCACTCTTCTGTAGTATTGAGCGGTGCTGCTAATGGTGGTATTTCTTCATCTATCGGAGATATCACTGCTTCTCGTTCAATCTCTATCGACATCACAAATGCAACAGCTGAAACTTCTGCTGCTGATGCCGATCTAGTTCTAATCCACGATGCATCTGCTAATGCACTTCGTAAGATGACTAGAGGAAACTTCTTGAGTGGTGCTATGGGCGCTTCTCCAGATGATATTTCTGAAACCAGTTTTTCTGGATCACAATCTGCTTCTAGTGCAACAGTAACTGGTTTTGCTTTTGCCAATGCAAACGTAAGAAGTTTTAGAGCACAAGTTTCAATCAGTATCGATGCAACTTCTGATCTTTTTGAGACTTACGATTTACTCGGAGTACAAAAATCTGGTTCATGGGAAATGAGTCAGTTGTCAACTGGTGATGATACTCTTGTAACTTTTAGTATCAACTCTAGTGGTCAAATTTTATACTCTAGCTCTACTTATGCGGGATTTGCTTCTATGACAATCAAGTTCCGTGCATGGTCCATTCACGTATAATAATTAACTAGGAAGGAGAGGGAAGAAATTCTCTCTCCTCTTTCTCATGATTAAAAAGCAAGGTAAAAAATATACTCTCTATAGTAAAGATGGCAGTCGAAATCTCGGCTCTGCTTCTTCATTAGAAGGTATAAAAAAAAGAGAAAAACAAGTTAATTTTTTTAAACATCTACGCAATAAGCTTAAAGGAAAATAAGCATGGCTATGGATGGGATGCGCAAAAATTTAAGTCAGTTCGATGGAATGGAAACCCTTCGTTCTGTTCACGAAGATAAAAATCAAACATTACGTGTAACCAATGGTCTATCATCAATACCCCCTTGGTATTCTCGCGCCGAATTAGCGTATAATGGCGCTGGCTCAGTAACTCATGTTGACTTCTACGGCGGTATCCTACACGAGATACGTGAGGTTCTTTGTACTGCAGACTTACTAGGCTCGCTTAGTGGGACGTATTTCAAAGTATATTCAGAGTACGATGAAAGTACATACTATGTTTGGTATAACGTTGATAATTTAAGTGTAGATCCTTCACCAGTAAGTGCAATAGGCATTGAAGTTCCAATACAGTCAAATGATGCCGCTGATGTAGTTGCGTTTGCGACAGAACAAGCACTTCGACCAATAGAAGACTTCAAGGTTACTCGGACTAAGAACCGAGTAAGAATAGAGAATACAAGAAAAGGAACTAGTAGTTCAATAGCTGATTTTGGCACAGGATTTACTCTTACAACAGTACAAGAGGGATCTGAGCAGTTAATTAAATCGGTTGATATTCCATATGATGGAAAAACTAAATATTTATTTAATGGGCAAGAACGTAAATTTGAAGTAGTGCCGATAAGCTCTGCCACAATAGATGTAGATATAAGCGCCGAGAACGGTGATACAATAGCCATATCTCGCCATGACAATCCAGTTAGACTAACATCAGAAACAAACTATTTGCCAGGTGCACTATCGACTTCTGCATATACACAAATATACACGTACACTGCTACATATGATTTTCGTATTCGCATGTTAAAGGTAAAAGCAGATACATTCGGATCATTTAGAATAAAGAAAAATGCAACAATAGAAGATTACTCACAAACCAGCCAGTTACTTCGTAATGCCGAGTTTGAGTTTATCGAAGATCTTGATGTCATAATCGGTGATATCATAACTATTGAGTTTTTACCAGACAGAATACAGGGGTTAGCCAACTATAACTTTTTCTTTAGAGTGGAAGGTTACGAACCTATATCAACTATATATAGGACAATAAACATGGAGGATATATGTTTGTAAGATTTGACAAGAAGTCATTAAATGTTGACGTGCTAGTGGGAGTTGCCGAGGAGTACAAGCCAAATGAAGAAATCATTGGTTTGTATAATGAGGCACAAGAGTTGAAAGAGTCGATTAATAATTACCTAGACTCAAAATTCGCCACTAGAGACCAGGCAGCAATACTTAAGGTTCTTTCAGAAAATAAAGAGTTAGAAGACGAGTGGAAGAACTTTTTGAAAAATGACTTTAGTGCAAAAGTTCAACAGATACAAGAAAAAATAGATGGAATAAACAAACAGGGACAATAAATATATCGTCCCTGATTAGGGGAGGTAGTTAATGTTATCAGATTTTTCATTGTTGGTCGCAAAGTATAACTCCTCGCTGCCTACGTTATCAGACGGGCAAGCGAATAGTTTACAGGTCGACGTAAATGGACGGTTACTCGTCCAAGCTGACGTTACGGTCTTAATTGATTTTTTAGGACTTAACGGAGCAGCAAACAGCGCTAACATTCTTATTGTTGGTACTGAAGATGGAACAGGCGGTGGTACAGCACATGCGGTTAGATTAGCTTCTGATGGCGCTGTAATGATCAATGATAACGGTGGATCAATTACGGTTGATGCTAGTAATCTCGACATAAGAGATTTGGTATTTGCCACCGATAAAGTTGATGTATCTGGTTCTTCAAACGTAGCAGTTACAGACGGCGGCGGATCTCTTACCGTAGATGCTTCTGACTTAGACATCCGTGACTTGTCCCACTCACAAGACTCCATTAAGGTGGGAGATGGAACTGATTTCTTAGCAGTTAATACAGACGGATCTATCAATATTACCGATAATGGTGGGTCACTTACTGTCGATGCGGTTAATCTCGATATCCGCGACTTGGCATTTTCTACCGATAAAGTTGATGTTAGTGGGTCAGTAGTTGCTTTAGATGCACCTACGCTTGCTGCTCTTGAATCAATTACTGTTCAAAACGGCGCAGGTGCTGCAGCAGTAAATATCCAGGATGGCGGAAATTCCATTACTGTCGATGCCAGTGATTTGGACATCAGAGATCTATCGCATTCACAGGACAGTGTTAAAATTGGCGATGGTACAGACTTTTTGGCAGTTAATGCCGACGGGAGTATCAATGTTCAAGCTACTGTATCATTTGCTGGTTCTGAAGAGTATGCAGCTACAGATGCTTTGGCAGCCGGAGCCGATGGTCTTGTTACTATCACAGCTGCTGCAACTCCCTGGATAGATGCAGCAACTATTGCAGTTGGTGCTGGTCAAATTCTACACTTGTATGGATTCGATTGGACTTGTGATCAAAACGCCAATGCTCGTTTAATTAGCGACGACGGCGTGGATATTATTGTATATAAACATTCACTAAATTCTTCAGCTATGCCAGATCAATTTAAGTATTGGGGTGAAGCTGGAAGAATTGAGATTGCCGGAGCTGCTGGAAAGTCTGTAAAGTTACAGATTAAGAAGCGTTCTACTACAGGTGGAAACGCACAATCGTTCGGTTCGCTACACGCACGTTTAGTTTAATTATTTTAGGAGAGGAGGGAAGCAATTCCCTCCTTCATAATTATGGCGGAGTTCTCAAATTTTGAATTATCAACTAGTGAGGGAGTAGAAGACAGTTACGTTGCGGGAGTTGTTTCTGTATCTACGTCACAAGTAGAAGCTAAAGTTGGCGGATCTCCACTGACTGGCAGAGAAGTACTACGTATTTTCAATAATTCAAACACAACAATTTACTTTGGACCATCTGGTTTAACTGCATCTACAGGTGAACCTATATATAAAAATCAGTGGGTTGAAATAAAAGCTAAAGATTCATTATCTGTATATCTATTAACAGCTTCTGGAACTGCAAGTGATGTGCGTATACAGGAGATGGCATGAGTATTGTTACCAAATCCCCCGTTGCACGTAGTATACCATTTGATAATTCAACTAATGGGTTTACTTCAATAGAAGTGCAGGGTGCGATCGAAGAAGTAAAGGTAACTGCTAGCCCAGGCTACTCATTCGGACGTTCGGGAACGGTGGTATCCGGTACATGGCTTTTGCGTCCGGGCGAAGTTCCCAGTAACAAGACAGGAATAGCGGTAGGACTAATAACTCCAAGTATAAAAAAAATACAGATAGGCAATGAAAATATATCAACCTTTACTCTCGAAATATATGAACACGAAGGTGATGAGATAAATTTAACCTTACTAACAACAGTCACTATAACTGCAGCTAGGACGGCAACATTTACTTCTTCAGCAGCAATTACCAGTGGAAGACAAATAGCAGTTAAGTTATCTTCTGGCTCAGCGAAAAATGTTGGAGTGGACCTAATACTGTCAGGATCAGTTACATGAGTAAGATATTAAAAAATACAACGGGGAGTCCAATAAGTATATCAGATACTGGAGTCCTATTACCAGCATCTCCAGTTGTGTACACCATCCCACCACAAGATTACTTACTATGGGCTGCATCGTCTAATATAATCACATATATAGGTAATGGAACGGTCATAGTCAACGATGGATCAACAAATCTTTCTATAAGTGATGGAATAGATTTAATTAAGGACATATTCCCTAAAAAAATAGGAGTACTATCTGGAAATGATCTAACGCCCATAGGTCATGTGGGAGATAGGTTAAAGGTAGACACTCAGATTACATCCATAAGTGGAGGAATTTCAGCTAGCTATTCATCTAAACTAAGAATGGAAGATATGAATGCAACAACCGGCGGTATAGCCAGAGGTGCTACGGTTTCAAATGCAGCATGGTCTTCTATCTATTACTATTTAGGATCTGGATTATTTACTTCTGCTGTAATTAATATAGAAGGAAAAGATGGTTGGTTGCTTAGAATAGTTATTGATGGAGAGGAAATATTGGGTTCAGGTGGATTAAAGACAACAGATTTACATAGTGACAGTGTTTATGATCTAGATGTTGCAGGAAAAACTAACAACGATGTAGATTCGGCTGTCGGATTATATTTTGGAGAACATGATAGAATTATATTTCAAGGACCTTTAGGGATTCCTATCAAATATAACTCCAGTGTCCAAATTTTATTAAGAAGAGATGTCGGGCAATCTTCTAAAAAATTCCAAGCCGGATTAGCTGTATTAACAAAGGAAACATAGGTGAATGGATATTTAGAAGTAAGTTGGGCACAACTAAAATCATTTATAGTAAGTAGAAATCTTTCAATACAATGGATAGATTTTGGTGATCACTATGAATTAAGAGCTGCAGATAATTTCTTCTCAATGAGAAATCATATGGACAAAAGTCCATCCGATACCACTGATTTATTGGACTTTGAAAATAATTTTAAAAATAATGGGAATAAACCACAAGGGATAAGATTGGGAGATTCTGACGATCCTTCTTTTTTAGCAGATATAATGGAAATTGGAGCAGATGGAATAAGAAGACTTAGAACTGATTCAGGGTATGGAATATCTTCGTATTGGCCGCAAAGCATCGACATATCTAAATTACTACCAATTGGTTATGGGGCATCTCTTACTGTACCGGCATTTCCCACTATTAAACCGCTGGGGCATTATGCTGTTCCAGAAGGTAAAAAATTTAGATTAGTGGGAGTCATGTTTAAAACGTCGTCATCAACCAATTATCTACATCTGTATACTAGAAAAGTTTTATGGAATTTTTCAGCAACTTCATTAGGAACCCCGGCTACTCCAACACTAACTGCTAAAACAATAACGGGATCTGGATTGTCACTATTAAGTACGTATAGATATAAGATTGTAGCTTATAATATGTTGGGTAATTCAATATCTAGTAATGAAGTTAGTATCACCTTAAGCGGAACACAGAACGCAGTATCATTAACTTGGACAAATTTAACCGGGGCACTAGATTATTCTATTTACAGAACAACAGCAAATGGTGCAACTGGAACACAAAAATTACTGGCATCAACAGATCAATTGAGTTTTATAGATATCTTACCAGATTCTGATCTAGATAGCGAAACAGTTCCGGCTATTGGAACAACCTCGGGGAATATTGATGGGGAAGCGTTTCCTTTAAACTATGGAACTACGTATGCTGTAATAGATACGATGTCACCAATTACTACACCTACGCCACTAGATATAATATATAAAAATATATATGGTGAGAAATGTCATATTAATGCAACACCAGGAGCTGCTGCTGGAAGTCAAGTTGCTTTATCTATTAAGGGACTATCTAACCCACTAGATAGTCGTCGTATTAAAAAGGGAGTGGCTGGCAAAAACAAAAAAAGAATTTTTGATGTTGGAGTAAATGATATATTAAGTGTAGGAAACACTCCTGCAACTGGATCTTTTGTTATATATGGTCATCAGCATTTTTTTCATATGGCTTCAGATTATTCAAATAGGTGGAATACAGTTATTTTTGAAAGTTCTTTTGTTTTTAATTCAAATGAAGAAGTTATATTTGGGATTAGTGGCAATGCCGCTTCGACTACAACCTCAAGAAATGATGTTATTTTATTAGGAATAGTGGAGTAATATATGGCATTAAGCATTACACGAAAAGGCTCTATAGCATCTGGAAGGTCTAAATTACTAGATATTCCTCTAAATTCTTCTTACAATATAACTCTAATAACATTATCATGTGGAGGATCTGACCCTATATGGGAAATATATTTAGATAAGGATATTAATGATTTAGCACAACCAACCGCCCCTTCTTTAACAGTGGCAACTACCGGAGGGGGGTTGCCTAGGAATAAAAAGGTTTTTGTTAGAATAAGTACGGTAGACTCCAATGGCATAGAGGGCCCATTGAGTGATGGGGCTAATTTTAAGATTACAGGAAGCTCCACAGACACAAATAAAGTAACAGCATCCTGGTCTTCTATTTCCGGTGCAGAATCTTACAATGTATATGTTAGTTATGAACCAGGGCAGGAAATGTTCATTGCTAACACAAGTGGGACATCGTATATAATAACAGAAAACCCTCCAAGTTTTGATTTGTCGAAACAGCCTATCGGACTTTGTGATATACATGTCATAGGGAAAAAGGGAGGTGTTGAGCCGATCCCATTAGCCGGAGGAGGGCTACAAATTGGATATAGAATAATAGTATATGTAACGGTGGGGGCCTCAGCAACACCGTCCTTCTCATTGTTGGCTCAATAAGGATTGTTATGCAAGTAAAATATGAAATCTTAAAAAACTTTACAACAAGTCGTAATCTATCAATGCAATGGATAGATTTAGGCGAAACTTACTGGATATCGGCGTTTGAAGGAGCGTTTAACTTAGAATGCTTACTGCATAAAAAATTAGAAGAATCTGAAGTTATAGATTTTGAAACTAATTTTAAACCAAGCGGTAACAGGACGATAACCAGCAATCATCTTCCATTTGCAGCAAAAACACTACCAAACGGAAAGAAGCTATATAAAAGAGAAACAGGTATACAGTCAACGTTAATTCAAGGGGAGAATATTATAATATACACAGTTCCATATAATTGGGTAAAGATGATTGGGGTGGATATCCTATATGGGGAAAAACTTGACAAGTGTGATTTAATGATATTGGATACAGCCGCCGGTACTTATTCTACAGTCCCCAATTTACAACTCAACCAGTTTGGATTTATGGTTAATATATCGGAAGGAAAACATGAAGAAAATTCAGAGTATGATGCGGATCTTTACGTTGGGATGCAGATTAAAATAGTCTACTACTCACAATCCCCAAAAACAATAGGTATTAATTTTAACTTAAATGAAGTTAAATAATGAAATTAATAATAGGTTTTTCCAAAGCTAAATCACCATATAAAATAGGCAGTTGGCTTATACGAAAGTACTTGGGTACTGAATATAGCCACGTATATATGAATTTCCATTCCTGTAAATTCGATCGAGATATAGTTTACGAAGCAGTGGGCAGTGGGGTAAGATTTGTTGGTATAAAAGAATGGAAAAAACACGCAACTGTAGTAGTTCAGTATGATATTGAAATAAGCGATACTAGTTATATAAAGTTAATGCAATTTTGTATAGATAATTCAGGTAGAGATTATGGATTTTTACAAAATATAGGTATTGTTTTTGCTAGGTTATTTAAGTTAACTAAAAATCCCTTTAAGTCCGGGGTAAATTGCTCCGAATTGTTGGCAGATATTCTGGAATTAGAGGGTTACAAATGGGGTATTCCAAAGGATTTGATTACACCAAAAGACATAGAAAACAGTTTATTAAGTTTTAAAGATATAACAACTATAACTAGGGATGACAGACAGTAAGTTTGCACCCATTTACTTAAAATGGGGCTAAACATGGATATGACGGTTTAGCCTATTTTATTAACCTTTCTGGAGAGATCAATGAAAAAGCTACAGTCCCAAGAAGACAGCCTAAAACCAATGCGTATGAAGGCTAAAAAAGACATGCTAAGCTCTTTGAAGTCTATGATGAGAGAAGATATGCATGGTAAACTTAAAGATGGTTTAAAAGGCAAAATGAAGGTCGTAGTGGCCTCTGATAGTCCAGAAGGTCTAGAAGAAGGCGTTGATCAAGCTAAAGAAAGTTTAGCTGATATGATCAAAGCTGGCTTCCTTAAGAGCAAAGGCAAAGATGCTGAATCTATGGATGAATCATCTGAGCATGAATCAGAAGAATCGCCAGAGATGGAAATGGGAGAAGAAGAGGAAGAAAGCGAAGGAGAAATGTGTCCAAAGTGCGAAGGTAAGGGATGCATGGCTTGTGGCGGAATTGCTAAGAAATAATAATGTCACACCCTACAACCTCCAATCGACTTATTACTAGCGTTAAACGAAGGGCAATGATCCCTTCTGATGATAAGACGTTTACTAATGAGGACATTCTAGAAATAATTAACGAAGAAATTGCTGTATTCGGTATTCAACATCTTATGTCTACTCATGAAGAGTATTTATTGACATATGAAGATAAAACTATTGTTAGTGGGCAGGCTGCCTACGCTATTCCAGAAAGAGCAATAGGAAATAAACTTCGAGATGTTCAATACATAGACAGCAGCAATAATGTATTTGAATTATCTAGAATTTCAGTCGATGATTTATCAGATTATAATGATTCATCTGCACTAGAAAGACCACAAATATTCTATATACAAGATAACAAAATCGTATTAGTTGACGGACTCCCACAAGATGGCAGTCTTCGTATGTATTTCTATCTTCGTCCAAATGATCTTGTTGAAGATAAATATGCTGCAACTATTACAGATATTAACCGAACTACAGGTGTAATCACGGTATCTAACTTCCAGTCTGACTTTTCCACATTACCAGAATTAGATTTCGTTCAAGTTAAGTCACCAAATAAAATACTAGATTATGATATTACCCCAACTGCAGTTGATTCTAACACAAGTTCAATTACATTTTCACTGACTGATATACCAGCTGATCTAATTGTTGGCGATTATCTAATGCTTCAACACGAAGCTATTGTACCGCAATTACCAGTTGAACTTCATCCAATAATCTCACAGAGAGCAGCAGTTCATTGTTTAGAGGCAATGGGCGATGCACAGGGTCTACAAGTCGCACAAGCTCGACTTCAAATGATGGAAAAAGCAACTCTTGATTTAATCGACAATAGAGTTGAAGCTGCCCAGCAAAAAATAGTCAATAGACATGGAACTCTCAGACAAGCAACCCTTGGAGATCCAGCACGACGCACCAAGTTGCTATAACGGAGCGGCTAAATGAACCTCAGAATATGCAGAGGTCTAATAACTCTACCTTCAGAATTAAACACTAAAGAAGGGGCACTTGAGGTAGCCGATAATGTAGTTATCGATGCAGATGATACAATCGAATCTCGCAGAGGATATGAAAACTTCGGTAATTCATTTGCAACAGCATCTGATAGGCTAAAACAACTTCTTGTCTATAAAAATAGAATTCTTCGCCACTACAACAACACGCTACAATTTGACTCTACAGGAAGCGGAAGCTTCTCGACGTTTAATGGAAGTTATAGCGAACTTGAGTCTGGCCTTAGAATTAAGGGGATTGAAACTAGCGGTAACTTCTATTTCACTACTTCCGATGGTATTAAAAAAATATCAGCAAGATCAACATCTGAACTATCAACAGCAAGTGGATACATAACTGATTCTGGTGGCGTAAAAGCAGTGGATGTTAATGCATCGCTTCTATACACTAGTGGTGGATTTCTTCCCCCACAATCAAAATGCGCATATAGACTAGTTTGGGGAATACGAGACAACAACAATAATCTTATTCTTGGATATCCATCATCCCGATTTGTATTAACTAATAGTTCAAAAAATATTAAAACTCCAGAAACATTTACTTATACATTCACGTCTGGCTCTGGTAATGATTATGATGGTTCAACCGCTAATCGATATCTAACCTTTGATTCTAAAGATAATAAGTATTTTGTATGGTTTGAACATAGTACATATACCGATAGACCAAATGATTCTGCAACCATTGGTCGAACAGAGATTAAAGTTAATATTGATGGACTATCAACTTCTACCCAAATTGCTGCCACTACTGCCAATGCAATAGCTAATATTGTAACTGAGTTTGAAGTAACAGTCAATACATCAACTATTACATTTGTAAGTTTAGAAGATGGCGAAGATCTCATCGATGCAACATCTAGTGCTGCACTAACTGTAGTCACTGCGACTATCTCAAAAGATGGGACTATTGCTCAAGGTCAAAATGCAAATGCTGAAGTAACATTTAATATCCCGACGGCAGCACAAAGCACTAATTATTTCTATCAACTATATAGAACTGCAATTATTACGGCTACTGATGACCAAACTGTCGACGATATAGATCCAGGTGATGAGATGAATCTTGTTGCCGAATATAATTTAACTGACGCGGAAGTGTTAGCGGGGAGCGTTACATATGAAGATATTACTACAGAAACTTTTAGAGCTTCTGGGGCTTTTCTCTACACCAATCCTATCACCGGTTCCGGTATCCTCCAAGCCAACGAAAGACCGCCAGTCGCGAAGGACTTAGCCCTATTTAGAAACTCTACATTCTACGCCAATACAAAAACCGCCCACAAGAAACAATTCTCGCTACTCGGAGTGAGTGACTTTGTATCAGGAACCTCTAGCCTACTAGTGGGGAATGGCAGCGGAATACGTGAATATGTATTCTATGGTGTAACTGAAGTCAGTCAGATAGTCACTGATACATTTGCTAATACAACAGCTAATTCATGGATAGAACTTAACTCTGCAAGGGATGAAAGAGCATACTATGTTTGGTTCAATAAAGGAAGCGGTAGTGATCCTAGTGTTAGTGGGCGCATTGGTATCGAAGTTGATATATCATCTTTGGTATCAGCTAATGATGTGGCAACTAAACTAAAAGAAGTCATTGATTTAATGGATGACTTTAGTGCAACGGTTTTGACTAATACTGTAACTATCACCAATCATAAATATGGAAAAACAACTGATATAGCCATGGGATCAACTCCTCCTGGAGGCTCATGGGCGGTATCCGTTACAACACAAGGTGATGGAGAAGATACCAGTCTACAAAAGGTTCAATTGTCTAGTCTAGTTTCTGCCGGACAGTCAATTGATGAGACAGCACGAAGTTTGGTCAAGGTAATCAACAGCGATACTTTATCTCCAGTTAATGCATACTATTTGTCTGGTCCAGATGATCTACCTGGCATTATCCTATTTGAAGCTAAATCACTCACTGATGACTCTTTTTATATTGCAGTTGATGATGCCCTTATTGGTGACAATTTCAATCCTGAAATGCCACAAATTGAGACATTAACTGCTATCTCATTGGTAAATCCAACACAAATTACAGCAGCTGCTCATGGTTTAGTTAGTGGGGACGAAGTTTATATATTTAACACAGACTCAACTCCTGCCTTACTTGGAAATTATGTAGTTACTTTTATCGACGTAAATACATTCAGTGTTCCAGTTAACGTTACTACAGCGGGAACTACCGGGCTATGGTTTAAATCGAATGTTGTTTCTGATAATGAAGAAACCCCAAATCGTGTATTCTATTCTAAACTAGGTCAACCAGAAGCTGTGCCACTAGTTAATTATATTGATATTGGTCCAAAAGATCAAGAAGTTAAACGAATACTTGCGTTACGTGACAGTCTTTTTGTGTTAAAAGAAGATGGCGTTTATATCATCACTGGAACCACCGCCCCCAACTTCAGTGCTCGACTATTGGATGGAAGCAGCGCAATAACTGCCCCAGACACAGCAATGGTACTGAACAATAAGATATATTGTTTAACAGATGATGGTATAGTGTCAATATCAGAGTCTGGTGTTGAAGTTGTATCTCGCTTTATTGAAAATAAAATATTTGACATAGCAAACGTTAGGCATCCTTATAAAACATTAAGTTTTGGTGTATCTTATGATAAGGATAGAGCATACTTAATCTGGATGCCATCTAAGACGACAGATACTGTGGCAACTCAATGTTATAGATACAATATATTTACACAAACTTGGACACGTTGGACTTTATCCGCAACTTGTGGAATTGTCAATAATGCACAAGAAAAGATGTATTTAGGTTCTGGTAACAGCAACTATATATTTGAAGAACGCAAGAATGGCGATAGAACTGACTATGCCGATATCAGTTTAGTTAAAAGCATCAATAATGCCGCTATTTCCGGTACAACAATTGAACTTTCTAACGTAGTTGGTGTTGCGGTGGGAGATGTTCTTGTACAGAGTCAAACTGTAACCATTTCACAGGTAAAACGGTTACTGCTAAAGTTGGATAGAGATCTTGGTTTAGATGATTCTAACTATTATAGCACGCTTGCCCCACAAGAAGGGGATTCACTAACTACTGTCCTAGATAGCTTAAATATTAAGCTAAATGCGGATGACGCTAGTGGGACAATAACTAGCAGGTCATTTAGTAATGATTTTGCGATAATGCAAACTCAATTTAACGACTTAATTGGTGAACTAAATAACTTGGCTTGTGATACATCATTTAAAGACTATGCCGAGTCCACAGGAACCGTCCCAGTTGAAACAATAATTAGATCAGTTAATACACAAAATAATAAAGTAACTGTTCCGTATCTGCTGCCATTTGTTGTTGGAGATATTACAGTTTATAAGAGCATTTACACAGAAGTACAGTGGGCTCCACAATATTTTGGTTCTCCTGAAGTTACTAAGCAAGTGAGAGAAGGAACTGTTATATTTGACCAGAATAACTTCTATAGTGCGACTGTTATGTATGCTACTGATAGATCTGCTGCCTTTGAAGGCGAAGAGTTCTTTAATGCTGGTGTAGGTTACTGGGGCGGAAACGTTTGGGGTGAAGGAACTTGGGGTGGAGAAGGCAACGAGATCCCAGTTAGACGTATTCTTCCAAAAGATAAGCAACGCTGTCGCTATGTAAAAGTTAAGTATCTGCATAAAAATGCCAGAGAAATATTCCGTATTCTTGGTATCTCCCTTGAACCTCGTGAACTATCAACCAGGGGATACAGATAATGGCACAGATAGAAACACCCATAAAACTCAACGTATCTGACTTCCCTCCCGAGCAGCAACAGACAGTTGAACGCCTAGCTGACATATATAACTTCTTTGTTGATAATGTGGCCAATGTTGTTAACGGTAACATTAGCTATGATAATTATAACAAAAAACTGGTGACATTACAGGTGACTGTAGACTCAACTGGGAAACCCTCTCAGACGCTCAAATTTAGCTCTAGCACGGGGGCAATTGGTTCTGTGGTGATCTCTGCCAAGAACCTCACAAACACCGCCATATACCCTAATTCGCTGCCATTTATAAGCTTTACGGCAGGTGGAACTGGTATCTATACAATCAATAATATCGCTGGTTTACCAGCTAATAATAAGTTTGAACTGACATTTGAATTGTGTTTTCCATAAGTTTATTAACCTGTGTCAAATATAACAACTATAATTAGCCATGGCATATTTAAACTACAACCAGCAATCTCAGAATAACCAACAGCAGGGGATGAACCAGCAGCAACAGCAGGGTCAGATTCCTACGACAGGGGCTCCAGCAGTCTCTAATCCTGCTCCTTTGCCAATGCCTAACCAGCAAACTCAGCAACAACAAGCTAGACAGTCCCAGAAAGGATCTGGACAGTTTGTCAATTTACGTGGATATATTCAGCAAAACCAACCTAAGGCACAAGAAATTTCTGGAGCAGTGGGGCAAAACATTGGTCAACAAGCTCAACAAATTGGCCAACAAGTGCAAAAGCAGCAACAAGATTTATCGGCAAGAATTGCTGAAAATCAGGGAAGAATTGGGGAACAACAACAATTTGGTCAACAACAAATACAACAAGCGTTAGCACAAGAAAAGACGGGAACACAAAATCCTTTTTCTGCTGAAAATTTAAATAGATTTAGAGACATTGTATCAGGAAGAGAGACATTTGGAACTGTTGCGGGATTGAATTTAGCTCCAGCACAACAGCAGTTTGGAGAATTAAGCAGATACACACAGAATGTTGGACAAGCTCCAGTTAGGAATGAATTACTAAGAGATACATTTTCGAAAGTTGGCCAATATGGAACAGGTCAACGTAGCCTAGATGAAATGTTACTAGCTTCAAGTCAACCAGCAATGCAATCACTAGTTGAAGGGGCAAAAGCAACTCAGCAACAATATGCAAATCAATTACAACAAGCGCAATCACAAGCCGCAATACAACAAGCCGCTTTAGCCGAAGCACAAAAAGCAGCTAGTAAGGGGTTACAAGAGCAATTGACTGGTGAACAAACCGGTATTAAGTCTGCGGTCGATTTAAGTGCGCAACAAGCTAAAGATGAAGTTACACAATTGTTTAATCGCATAAAAAGTGGACAAATATCAAAGGCAGATGCAGAACTTCTTGGTATCAAACAAGGTCAAATTTTAATGAAAGACGTTGTTGATCCTAATAGAGCAGCTGCTGAAAGAAGTTTAAGTCAATATACAAATCAAGGTTTAAGAGATCTTACTCCATATTCATCAGAAACTCGTGCTATTGCCGGTGGAACTGACTATCAAGACTACTTAGATAGAATTGGGGTATCAGCAGAAGATGTAATTAATGAGAAACAATTAGCTCAATCACGAGCGTTGGCACAACTCGCTGGACAAACAGATCCGTATCTTAATGCTAATGTTGGCGGATTTCAAAAGTCTAAAGAAGCTATACTTGGTGAATTAAAGCAACAACAAGAACTAGCCAATAAGTCATATGAACATATGGTTAAGAACGCTGTTGGTTCACAAATCGCGGCTGATATACTAGGGCTAGATGTTGGTAAAATAGATAATTGGGATCTCAGATTTAACCCTTATGTACAGTATTATCAAACTCCAGAAAATGTATTATCTGCTAGAATGCACGGAGCTGGATTAACTGATCCTAGATTCTCTGGTAAGATAGAAGATATGAACCGTCGATTGGCACAGTATATGGACACATATCGGGGAAAAATCAATGAATCACTCGGTGCCAGACAGGCACAGATAGTTCAAGATGGTGGGATAATCAAACCAAGATACCAACGCTTTGGAAGAATACGTGGAAAAATTAAGTAACTACGCTCTGTATGCCAAAGAGCGAATGAATGAAGATACGTTAGAAGACGACCGAGGGTTTACTACATACGAAATAATCAATGACTGTCTTTGGATAAAAGACATGTTTGTGAGAAAAGAATATCGAGGACAGAAAGTAGCTAGAGAATTTTTTAATACGTTATTCGAACTAGCTAAAGAACGTAACTGTAAAGAACTAAAAAGTCACGTAGATGTTAAGACAAATGGTTGGAATCTTTCGTATGATATGTTAGTTCGAGAAGGTTTTATACCTTATGTATTCGATGAACAAATGATTTATTTAGTCAAGGAAATATAATATGGGTAGCAAGAAAAAACAAGATCCTCAGTCGGCAATTGCTGGAGCAGCGGCTGAACAATCTCGCCAATCGATGGAATATGCTAAGGCTAAACTTGAGGGTCGTGAACCAACACTCGAAGAACTTGCTGTCAAAGAATTTGAAAAATATAAGTTAGCCGGTGAACTTTCTCCAGAACAATTAGCTAGAACAGAATTTGAATCGGTATCTGAAGATCCTCGATATTTACGTGCTAAGATGGCCGCTCTTTCTGACTTAGAGAAGAGAGCTAAAGTGGGACTGACGCCCGAAGAAATGTCCCGTATTGCCGATCTTCGTGAACAAACACTGTCAGATGAAAGAGCACAACAAGCTGCTATGGTTCAACAAATGGCTGAGAGAGGTGCCTTGGACTCAGGAGCACAACTTGCCGCCCAGTTAGCAGGCAGTCAACAAGGCACTCAACGCCGATTACAACAAGCTAGACAAAATGCTGCTGACATAAACACTGCACGCCAGCAGGCTATGGGACAAATGGCTAATGTAGCACAAGGCTTTTCACAAGCTGACCTTCAACGACAAGCACAGCAAGCTCAAGCAAAAGACACACTAAACCAATACAATGCACAACAAAGATATGATGCTGCTATAAGAAATCTTGGTGGAAAGCAGAATATAATGAGCCAGAATACGGCACAAGAAAATCAACGCAGACTACAGAATATTGATGCAAGACAACAGCAATACCAAAACTTGTTGAGTCAAACGGGAGCAATCACCGGAGCACAACAACAATATGCCAATAGTTTGTTTAATCAAGCTAGACTGACTACAGCTCCTCAAAAAACTAATTGGGGACAAGTGATCGGCACTGCAGCCGGTGCTGGTCTAGGTTCATTTGCGGGTCCTATGGGAGCAATGGCAGGAGCACAAGTTGGTGGAACAGTAGGGGGTCAGTTTAAAGATGGTGGCTTAGTTAAAGCACAGGATGGAATGGTTACTCCAAGTTTAGCAGATATGCAACAAGTTGATAGAATGAAGATGCAGTCTGGTGTAACACAAGGTGAGGCAATTGATAATATTGCCGAAAGAAATGATGTAGCATCTGAATTAGTTAAAGCAGAAGATCAAGCAGCTGCTGACCAAAAAATGAAAGATATGCAAACATACGGTCAGATTGCAGGTGGACTTGCAGATGCATTATCGCCAAAAGCTCCAGTTAATAGAGCAGGAGCAGATATTGACTTATCTAAACCAAATATAGACTGGTCAGCTCCTAATATTATGAAAGGCAAGTCGTCAATGATGGCACAATATGGTGCTGCTCCACAATTCGCACAAGGTGGATTTTTAAAAGCAGAAGACGGTGCCGTTGAGCATGATGGATCTGGTGATGTTGTCCCTGGACAATCATTTGCTGGTGATAAAGTTGATGCTCGTGTAAACTCTGGTGAAATGGTGCTAAATCTTGAACAACAAGAACGACTTAACCAATTACTACAAGACTATAAGAGATTAAAAACAGGTAAACGAGTTGATGAGCAAGTTGATGGTGGAGAGAAGCAAGTTAATGAAAATCAACAAGATGCGCTTATGTCAGTAGTTAAAGGTGAAGCTGATGTAACTGAGTTACCAGAATCTCCTGTATTAGAAGACATGAGTCTTGACGAACTCAAGAAACTTATGTTAATGTTAGGGGAAGAATAATATGAAATTTAAAAAAGAACAAGTTAGACAAGCATATTTGAAGAAACTAATGCAAGAATATGGCAAGTATTCTAAGCCTAAGTTTGCCGATGGTGGTGCAGTTGAAAGACTTTTGACTCCAAAAGATCAGGATTTAGTCGATCAATATAATGCAATGAATAACCCCCTGGAATTGCAGAAGGTACTTCCTGGAAATATTGCAGCATTAGAAGAAGTTAAAAATGAAACACAAAGTAAACTAGAGCCAATTACCATGGCAGCAGCTCAACTTCCTGAGTTAAATATACAACAGGAAATTAAAAAGCAAACAATTCCACAACCAGAATTACAAGATATAAAGCCAGAGCAACTGTCTCAAGATTCATTGTTAAAACAAATGTTATTGGCCAAAATAAATCAACCAAACCAAGATAATAGTAAAGAAAATAAACGATTGGAAACATTATTAGAACAAGCACGAGATAAAACTAAATCAGAAAAACAAAAAGCGGAATGGGCAACTGCTATTTCAAATATAGCATCTTCCATAGGTAGAGCACTAGGAACGGATGTTGGTCCAGCCATGCAATTTACTGCGGATGACTTAGAAACTAAAACTCTCGAAAATGAACTTAAAAGACAACAAATTTTAAAACAACCATCGATGGGGGATGACAAATTATTGGGTTATCTAGCAGCTGCCGAAAGACTTGACTTTGCTAAACAAAAAGAACTACAAGATACTGAAGAAAATAAATTAAACCGCGAATTAAGACAGCAGGGATTAAATATATCTAAACAAAATAAAGTTAATGAAACTTTACAAAAATTAGATAAAACAACACAGAGCCAGCGTACGGTTCTTAATGCATTTAATAATCTAAA